TATCCAAGGCGTATTAGATACAGCAGCGTGGAATAGAACAGGTACAACAGGCCCTACAGTTGGAGAAACACTTCAGCGTGGAGGCCACAAGCTGCGTAGAGCAGATAAAAATAGGATTCAGGGTAAGATTCAACTACATGAATACTTGCGAGTTCAACCAAGTGGTAGGCCAAAAATACAAATATTTAATACCTGTCCTAACTTGATACGTGAGCTACAAAGTATACCATTAGATAAATCTAATCCTGAAGATGTGGATACCCACGCACCTGACCATGCTTATGATGCCTTGCGTTATTTGATTATGTCAAGACCAAAGGTTAATGATATATTTAATCAATTTAGACACATGCGAATGGAACAGGCTTATACACCAGTTGATTCAGAATTTGGATATTAAAGGAGAACATAAATGTCAAATCCAGTTGTTGCTATTAGAGATACAGGGCGTAATTCAGCCCGTACAGGTGATGTCAGAGAACTTGCTGATAATGTAATTACATCAGCTACTTCTGTTACTACAGGAACTATTGCAGTGACAGCAGACGCTACTTATGACGTTAGCTTTACTCAACCTGCTGACACTTCAATCAAGAATCTTATTATGATTGCTAATGGTAACTTAGTTACTGCTGGTGCATCAGGTGATGATATTGATTTTGATTTAGGTACAGCCGCAGGCGGTGGTCAGATTATTAATGAAAAAGCTATTGCAGATGATGGTGGATCTGCTGTAACAATTACAGCTAATACACCTCTTTACATTATTGCTAATGGTATTCCAGCAGCAGCTAATGCTTTTTCAACCATGAGTGGTGGCCCAGCTACGTCAGAGGCCATGACGCTATCAGCATCACTATATAGCTCTGCTGCACGTACTCTACATATTCGACTAAAGCCTCTTGCTAATGACTTGGCAACAGCGGCTACTACAGCTACGTTTATTGTTGAGTTTCAGCATCTCGGTGTAACTCCTAGCTAATAATGGCTGAAACTAATTTAACATCTAACGCTCTTTACTTTGAAGAAGTAGAAAATGAGCAGGGTATAAATTTAACTCTTGAAGAAAACCTACAGAATAATCTTACAGGTTTAATTAAAGATAGATTTATATCTGCTGAAAATGCAAGAGATTTAGATGAGCAGCGATGGCTTGCAGCCTATCATAATTATCGTGGATTATACGGTAAAAATATTAGGTTCCGTGAGTCAGAAAAGTCTAGAGTTTTTGTAAAAGTTACAAAGACTAAAGTACTTGCTGCGTTTGGTCAATTAGTAGATGTCGTATTCGGGGCTAATAAGTTTCCTATTGGTATTAGTGAAACTAAAGTACCCGAAGGAACTTCAGAACACGCCCACATCGAACCGGGACTTGAAACTTCTGCACCGCCAGAAGATGAAGGTCAAGATGCGGTTGTAGATAATCCTTACGATATAGGGTATGAAGGTGATGGGCGTGTTTTGAAACCCGGAGCTACTTTTGCTACTGGTAAGTTTGAGGATATTAAACTTGACAAACTAGCAGAAGAAAAGGAAATGTTAAAAGAAGGGCCTTCACCAGACCCACAAGTTCTTGAAATTAGTCCTGCACAAAAATCTGCAAGGCGTATGGAAAAAATAATTCACGATCAGATAGAGGAGTCAAACGGCGCTAGTGAAATTAGAAACTCGTTATTTGAATCGGCTTTATTCGGCACAGGAATCGTTAAAGGGCCATTCAACTTCAACAAAACACTCCACAGATGGACTAAAGGAGACGGTAATAATAGAACTTATTCTCCTGTTGATGTTAGGGTGCCTCGCTTGGAGTTTGTCAGCATCTGGGACTTTTTCCCAGACCCCAACGCAACAAATATTGATGAAGCAGAATATGTATTCCATCGACACAGAATGAATCGTACTCAGCTTCGTAGTCTTGGTAAGATGCCTTACTTTGACAAAGAAGCTATACGTGAGTGCCTTCAGCTAGGGCCTAACTATGTAGAAAAAGATTACGAACAAGAGCTAAAAGATGATAATCGTAATGATGAATACGGCTCACAGCAGTTTGAGGTTCTTGAGTACTGGGGCGTAATGGACGCTGAGTACTGCCGACAAGTTGGCATGGAGATTGATGAAGACATTGATGATCTAGATGAAGTACAGATAAACGCTTGGTTATGCGGTGGTAAAATGCTTAGGGCTGTTGTAAATCCCTTTACACCTTTCCGCATACCTTACCATGCGTTTAGCTATGAAAAGAATCCCTATAGCTTTTTTGGCATAGGTGTAGCTGAAAACATGGATGACTCGCAAAAGATTATGAATGGTCATGCACGTATGGCTATTGATAATCTTGCGCTATCAGGCTCAGTAGTCTTTGATGTGGATGAGACTGCTCTTGTAGGCGGTCAAAGCATGGAGATTTATCCCGGTAAGGTATTTAGGCGACAAGCGGGTGTACCCGGAACAGCCATCAACGGATTAAAGTTTCCTAACACAACTAATGAAAATATGCAAATGTTTGACAAGTTTCGACAGCTTGCAGATGAACAGACAGGTATTCCTTCTTACAGTCACGGTCAGACAGGCGTACAAAGCATGACACGTACCGCTTCAGGTATGTCTATGTTACTTGGTGCAGCCTCGCTAAATATTAAGACTGTAATTAAGAATCTTGATGACTTCTTATTAAAGCCTCTAGGGGAGGCGTACTTTCAATGGAACATGCAATTCCTAGAGTCTAAGCTAGGCACAGAGGGTGATTTAGAAGTTAAGGCTACAGGCACTAATAGTTTGATGCAGAAGGAAGTACGCTCTCAAAGGCTTACAATGTTCCTTCAGACCGCAGCTAATCCTGCTGTAGCACCATTTATTAAGATGAACAAACTTATTAGTGAACTGGCCTATAGCCTTGATCTAGACCCTGATGAGCTAATGAATGACCCTGAAGAAGCCGCAATGATGGCACAAATTATAGGAATGCAGAATGCTGGACAAACACCTAGCCCGGAAGCTGGCCCCGCTGACCAAGGACAAGGCCAAATGGGAGGCGATGCAGGAATACCTGAACAACCTCAAGACCTTGGAGTTACAGGTACTGGTGGCGGCAACATCGGAACAGGAAATGTTCCGCAGTCAGGGGAAGATGAATTTTCTGGCTAGGCTAGAAACTTTACCTGCTCAAGTAGATGAGGCTTTAGAAAGGAAAGAATATGAAAGTTGATCTAGAAGAAATTGAATCATCTTTAGCAGCTAAAAAAGCCGCAGCAGATAATAATGAGCGTCAAAGACTTATGCAGTTAGAAAGAAATGCTGAGGCTCGTTTAAAAGCTAGTAATATAACTCCTACGCCCGATAAAATAGAAGCCATGGTAAGGCAGATGGAACAAGAAGAAATGCAGCGTAAGATGAATGAGGCTGCTGAAAGATTTGAAAGAAAACCTTTAGCAGAAGGATCAACAGCAGAAGATAAGTTTCCAGATCTTACAGGCGATGGAAAGGTTACTCAGGCAGATGTCCTAAAAGGCCGTGGAGTATTTAATGAAGGTGGCTCCATGATGATGCCTCCAGAAGGTATGCCAGTAGATACCTATTCAAACATACCAGAAGATGAAATGGATGAAGCACTGGCCTCACAACTTCCAGACGATGAAATGGAAGAAGATTATATTAAGTACGTTATGGATGAATCCCTTAACGACGAAGAACAAATGTATTTAGCAGGTGCGTTACAAGACGATGATCGCTTATCAGACATCTTAGATAAAGTAATTGCAACTGCTTCAGAATTTTCGGGTGCTGGCGAAGTAGACGGCCCCGGAACTGGTGTATCAGACTCTATACCTGCGCGTTTAAGCGACGGTGAGTTTGTATTTACCAAAAAAGCAACCGACCAGATTGGTGCAGAGAATCTCCAGCGAATGATGGATGATGCTGAACGTGCCTATGATGGCGGTGTAATGATGGCTGAAGGTGGAATGATGGATGAAGAAGACCCTATGAGTCAAACTCAAGAAGAAATTGAGAAGCTTATGATGGGAGCCAACAGGATGCCCAGCCTTCGATAATTTTACGGCTACCTTGGTAAGACAAGCCCCATTTACTCGACGGAGTTAATAATGGCTACCTTGCAAGACACAAGCCCCGTGAAGGAGATTGAGAATGGCAGAAGTACAAGAAGAAGTTAGTAATCCTTATAATGCGCGTAAGCCTTGGCATACGCCTGATAAACCTAAAATGGGTGACGCAGATGGATTATTTTACCCAGAGCAACAACAGGCCACCCCCGAAGAGGCCCCTGAAGAAGATGCTCAACCTCGTAAAAGAACTAACTATAAAAAGCGTTACGATGATTTAAAAAAACATTATGATGATAAGCTTGCAGAGTTTAAGCAGAGAGAACAAGAACTAACTGCGATGGCTCAGTCAGCACAACCAGCTTATGCACCTCCTAAGTCTGAAGAAGAGTTAGAAAGTTTTAAGCAGGAATATCCTGACTTGTATAACACTGTTGAATCTGTAGCACATATGCAGAGTCAACGACAGGTAGCAGATCTTGAAGCACAACTACAGTCTATGCGACAACGCGAGGCTGAAGTATTGCGTAGAGAAGCTGAAAGCACACTTAAACAACGTCATCCTGACTTTGAAGACCTCAGAGGAGATGAGCAGTTCCATGAGTGGGCTAAAGAGCAACCTGAACAGATACAAGATTGGATTTACAATAATCCTGATAATGTGACGTTAGCATCTAAAGCTATTGACTTGTACAAGTTAGAAACTGGCATGTCTCAAACACAACAGCCCAGACAACAGCAGCCACAACAACGTGGCAGTGCAGCAGATATGGTATCAACAAAAACAACATCCATAGATGCAAAGCAGCCTAAGATCTGGACTGAACGGGAAATCGCTGCGATGTCCCTTGACCAGTTTGATAAATACGAAGATGAAATTCGTCAAGCTATGTCGGAGGGCAGAGTAGTAAAATAAATGTTTTACTAGGAGTATATTAACATGGCTTTTAATGTATCAGATCAATTTTTTGAGCAATCTACGGATACCAATGGTAACTTTGGTAACTCCGTATCAGGACAAACTAATTCGTTTTTCCTACCCAAAGTTTATTCCAAGCAGGTACTAAACTTTTTCCGTAAGGCTTCTGTAGTTGAAGCAATCACTAACACCGACTATGCTGGAGAAATCTCTGCGTTTGGTGACAGTGTTCGCATCATCAAAGAGCCTGAAATCACAGTTGTCAACTACGAGCGTGGCGCTGACATTACAAAGACTGCACTAACCGATCAAGAGCTTACTTTGATCGTTGACGTTGCAAACGCTTTCAAATTCATCGTTGATGATATTGAAACGAATATGTCTCATGTCAACTTCCGTGATGTAGCAACCTCTTCAGCAGCTTACGCATTGCGTGATGCTTTTGACGCAGGTGTTATTGCTGAGATGATTGCTGGTGTGTCGGCTTCTAGCCCTAACCACATTCTTGGTTCTGACAACGCTACTGACCTTGCTGCTGGCACCTTTGATGGTACTGGTAACTTGGACATTGGTTTTGCTGGCAGTGAGCATGATCCTATTGATGTTCTTTCTCGCATGGCTCGTTTGCTTGATGAGCAAAACGTACCAGAAGAAGGACGTTGGTTCCTTGCTAATCCAGAGTTCTACGAAGTACTTGTTCAGAGTTCTTCTAAACTCTTGTCAGTTGACTACAACGCAGGCCAAGGCTCAATCCGCAATGGATTGGTAAGCTCTGGTAAGCTACGTGGCTTTGATATGTACAAGACTAACAACATTGCTGCAACGACTAACGCTGCCGGACAATGCTTGGCTGGTCACATTTCTTCTACAGCTACTGCACAAACTATTACCAGCACTGAGGTCATCCGTGATCCAGATAGCTTTGGTGATATTGTTCGTGGTCTGCACGTATATGGCGCACAGGTACTTCGCCCTGAAGCTCTTGTGTCTGCCTTCTACGGCATTGACTAAACTGGATGGGGCTGCTTCTGGTGGCCCCTTTCCTTTACTGGAGATTTAATTATGCCTCAAGTTGGTTCTAATGAAAACCCTATGATGTTTCGTAAAGCTATTGTAAGTAAAGATAGTAGATTCCGCAAAGGAATGAATCTTTCGCAGTACAAAGATAACTATGATCGTATCTTTAAAAAAGATTCTACAGAGTATTCTACAGAGTTTGAGGCAGCTAGAGCTAAAAGTAAAACTTTTTCTATGGAGCAAGATTAATGAATAAAGTCCCTAGAAAAAAAGGTTATGTGCCTAATATGTACACAGGGAGAAGCATGATGAGGTATGGCGGTATGGAACGTAAAAAAGCTGCTATGGGAATGTCTAAGATGGATGAAGATATGATGGGCAGTATGCGTCAACAAATGATGGCAGGAAATAGTCCACGTTATAGCTACAATGTTGGAGGCAAAGTTTCTGCAAATATTTATGAAATGGAGAGTGCATGTAATAAGATGGCGGGGTATAATAGGAGCCTACCTAAAAACCGTTAATAATTACAGCGAGGACTTATGGCTTATCTGCAAAGTAATATACCGCATTTTAAATGCTGGGTTCGTAAAGAATACACACACAATCATCAAAAGTATCACGGTGAGTTTATACATGCAATGGCAATAGCTGTAACTAGCATTCCTTGTAGATCTTTAAGCTTCCAAGTCATCTTTACAGGTGCCGAAACTTACGATACAGATGAACCAAATGTACACGGAGGAGCTATGTGGGCTAGGATGCCCATAACAGGTCTTGTAGGAGATACTCCTTTAGAACAATGGCCTACACCTATGCCTACATGGGCAGCACAGCCTTGGGACTGTAGCTCTAGAGATCATGCAGTTTATGTGCTAGATAGAGCAACACCATGCCCTTGGTTTGCCAAGATAGACGGTGAGTTATATCCTGCTAAATATTATTTTACAGTAGACTACACAGACTCAGAAATAGCAGATGATCCTGCACAACATAAACAAAGCCATGTTCTTGAGTTATTAGATGCTGGAGAGTGGACAGGGAATATAGTAGCTCTTCCTAACAACCGAGTCAGAGTTACGCACCCTGCATGGTTTGAGGTAGGTGAAGGCGCTCCAGACTTTAGACCCTCACAGTGGACACATTACAGTAAATCTGATTTAGATTATACTTTAGACGTTAATCAAGTTTTTGATAACTTATACAGGGAGACAGATGATGAAGAGTAAAATGGGCATGAAAAGCAAAATGGCTACCAAGAAAAGAGGTAAAATTGCTAATGGCGGTATGTCGAAAAAGAAAAAATCACCACCTAAAGGAATGGCTAAGGGCGGTGTGATGAGGTCTAAAGCATCTGCGCGTGGCGGTGTAGTGAATCCAAAATACAGCGAAGAAATGCCAAAAGCAGGGCCTAACTAAAACTAATGGCTACTACTTTTTTACAGTTAACTAATGAGCTATTGCGAGAGTTGAATGAGGTTGCTTTGACTTCTTCAACTTTTGCTAATGCTATTGGTGTCCAGCAACATGCTAAGGATCTTATCAATAGAGCTTATCTAGATATTGTAACAGAGGAGCCTAAGTGGCCTTTTTTAGCAACTGCTGAAAGTGGAGCTACTGATCCTACATTTGGTAATGTGTCTCTAGAAACTGTAGCAGGTACACGTTGGTATGAATTAAAACCAGCTAGTTCTTCTTTAACCACAGACTATGGCGCAGTAGAGTTTGAAAACTTTTACTTAACCACTGTAGGTGTTAGTGGAGAGTCTGCTCCTTTTGTAGCGCGTAATCTTAGATACACTACAATAGAAGAGTGGAAAGACTTCTACCG